GGAAATAGAATACACAGAGCAGCAGGATATGATGGGTAATATTATTCAGATACCATCGTATGAAGTGTATGTACAACGTACAGAAGAATCAGGTCAGGTAAAGATTGAGAACATTCCACCAGAGGAGTTCTTAATTGCCAAGTCAGCAAGAAACGTAGAAGAATCTGTATTCGTAGCTCACCGTCGATTGTTGCCACGTAGTGATTTGATTGCTATGGGTTACGACAAGGATATTGTTGACGATTTACCGACATACAATGATTTAGAGTTCTCTGAGGAGCGAGTAGCTCGTTTCCCTGATGGTGAGCAGCCAGACCAGAATACTAGCTTAGACTTCAGTATGCAGACGCTAGAGGTCTATGAGTGCTACATCCGCATTGACGAAGATGAGGACGGTATAGCTGAGCTACGTCGTATCGTTTACTGTGGTTCAGAGATACTAGAAGATGAGGAGTGTGACTACGTTCCATTCCATTCAATCTGCCCAATTCCAATACCGCATAAGTTTATCGGGCAATCATTAGCTGATCGAGTCATGGACATTCAGCTAGAGAAATCGACGATTACACGTCAATCTTTAGACAATATGTACCTGACGAACAATGCTCGTATTGGAGCAGTTGACGGTCAGGTAAACATGGATGACCTGTTAAATGCTACGCCGGGCGGCATTATCCGTATTAAGAATCCTAATGCTTTGGTTCCACTAACGGTACAGAGTGTCTTTGGTCAAGCTATGCCGATGCTAGAGTACCTAGACCAAGTTCAGGCTAAGCGTACTGGTGTTAATGAGGCTCAGCAGGGTCTTGATCCTGACGTTCTATCGAATGTTACTGCGGCTGCTGTTGCTGCGATGATGAAGTCTAATAGCGGAAAGCTAGAGTTAATCGCAAGGATTTTTGCTGAAACAGGTGTTAAGAGTCTGTTTAAGGGTATCTTGCATCTGATGACTAAGTATCAGAACAAGCCTAAGATTATTCGTATGCGTGGTCAGTATGCGACGTTTGATCCTCGAACATGGGCTAACGAGTACGACATTAGCGTTAATGTTGGTCTAGGTTCAGGTGATAGAGAGCAGAAGCTAACGATGCTACAGATGGTCTTAGCGAAGCAGGAGCAGATTATTCAGCAGTATGGACCAGCAAACCCATTGGTTAGCGTAGGTCAGTATCGCAACACGTTAGCCAAGTTCATTGAGGCTGCTGGCTTTAAAGACGCTAGTGAGTTTATGAATGAAATTACGCCAGAGCAAAATGCTGCGTTATCTCAGCCACAGCCTCCATCCCCAGACGCACAGGCTCAGGTTGCTGAGATGTTGGCTCAGGTCGAAAGAGAAAAGACTCAGGCTAAAGCTCAGATCGATGCGGCAAAACTTGACCTTGAGAAGCAAACACTTGAAGCCGAATATACCCGCAAAGGTATAGAGATGCAGATGAAGAACCAGAAAGATTCTGCTGAATTACGGATTAAAGAAGCCGAGTTAGCAGTTAAGCAATTGCAAGCTGTACTAGCGATGGATTTAGCTGATGAGGATACAAAGAACAAGCAGACCGAGTTAACGTTGAAGGCATTGCGTGAATTAGGTACATTAACTAGAGGTATGGCGTGAAGAAATCAGACTGGGCGATTAACCTATTAAGAGACGATTACTTCCAAGAGATGCTGGAAGAATTGCGAGGTATAGAGATAGCTAAGTTTTTAAATAGTGGCTACGGAGATATAGAAGGACGCGAAGAAGCGTATCTACGTTTACGAGTCTTAGAGAGTATAGAAAACCATATTCAAGGGTTAGCGGATCAGAAGCTAATTGATGAAAAAAGATTAAAGATTTTGTAACCCGAATCGGGCGGTTCCCGATATAATTAAGGAAACATAAATGAGCGATACTCAGAACACGACACCGGAAGGTAGTGGTGAGTTGACGGTAGAAGGTGCAGCTAACGCTTTCTTGGGCTTAATGGGTGGTGAAGAAGGCTCCGAACAGGAACAACCGGAACAGCAGCTAGAAGCCAACGAAAGCGATGCCGAATCAGATGATTATGAGTCTGAGGTAGAACAAGAGGATGACGGTGAGGAGCAAGAGCAGCCCACGTATCGAGTCAAAGCAAGTGGCGAAGAACGTGAGGTAACGCTTGATGAGCTTATCAAGTCTTATCAACTTGGCACGGATTACACCAAGAAATCGCAAGCAGTAGCTGAGGAGCGCAAAGCCGTAGAGGCAGAGCGTCAAGCGGTTCAAGAAGCCAAGCAAATGCGTGATACGTACGCGCAGAGACTTGAGATGATTGAGCAGATGCTTCAGCCGCAGCAAGAAGAAAACTTAGAGTACCTTAAAGAGACTGATCCTATTGGATACTCTGTCAAGGTAGCTGAGATGGTTCAGAGAGAGAAGCAACTAGCTGCTGTACAGGCTGAGAGATACAAAATCAATCAGCAACAGGAGCAAGATAGACAGGCACAGATGCAGTCCGTAGTGGCTGAGGAAATGCAAAAACTGTCTGCTGCTATTCCTGAATTTACTGATCCTGCTAAGGGCGAGGCTATCAGAAATGATATTCGTACTTTCGGCAAGCAGTTAGGATTCTCAGATCATGAACTAGCGTCTGTCTATGATAGTCGTGCGGTTCTAACTCTATATAAAGCTATGCAGTACGACAAGCTAGTAGCTAGTAAGCCTGAGATTACCAAGAAGGTAAATCAAGCTCCTAAAGTTATGAAGCCTGGCGTATCTCAAGGTCGTGATAACGGCTCTGAGGAAATGAAGAAACTTAAAGCGCGAGCTAAGCAGTCCGGTAGGGTTGCAGATGCCGCAAGTGTATTTGAACGATTTATTTAGGAGTGAATCATGGCAATTTATAACGCCCACACCGCGATTGGTCAGCGCGAAGATTTGACCGATGTTATCTATAATATCAGCCCTACGGAAGTGCCCTTCATGTCGAGTATTGGCAAGACTAAGGCAACGGCTGTTTACCACGAATGGCAGACTGATTCGTTGGCTGCTGCAACTACGGCTAACGCTGCGGTTGAAGGTGCTGATGCTTCTGACGCTACTCTGTCGCCTACTACTCGTTTGGGTAACTATACTCAGATTCTGCAAAAGACTATTAAGGTCTCTGGCACTCTGGATACTGTTAACAAAGCAGGCAGAAAATCTGAAAAAGCTTATCAATTAGCTAAGGCATCACAGGAGCTAAAGCGAGACCTAGAGACAATCATGTTGGCTAATCAAGGTCGAGATCAAGGTTCGTCTAACTCTACAGCACGTAAGATGGGTTCATTGCTGTCGTGGATTAAGACTAACACGAGCTTTGGTGCTACTGGTGCTGACCCTACTACTATCGGCGTATCAACACGTTCTGACGGCACTCAGCGTACATTTACTGAGGCATTG